GCATTTTGTCCTAAACTGCCATTGGTTACTGCCGCGTCCCAATACTTTTGACTAGCATCTTTGTAGTAATACGCATAGTAGTTGTACCACATTGCTCTTGATTGATCACTGGCATCATCATGCATAATACAAGTAATGGGATCATATTCAATTTGTGTTTGTACTTTGCGTTTTCTGTTATACTGATTCATAGTATCAACACTGAACTTGTAACTAGGAAGTTTAACTTCTTTTACAAGCAAACTTAGATTGTCTAAGTCTTGTGTTTGAAATACATTACGCAATTGTGGAATTTGTTGTACATTTAGATTGAATACAACATGGAAGAGAAATTTCCTACGCGGAGCAAGCGCACCGTTGTTACTACGGAACGTCTTGCTAGCATGCGTATAGTCTTTTAAGAAATCGCTGCCAAAAAATCCTTTAAGAAAGTCTTCACCAAAGGCCATAAGTTACTCCTTATTAGCCAGTTACGACGTCGCCTAATGTTCTTCCTACTGTAGAGCCAATGCCTGTACCAAGTGGTGTTTGAACAGCATTATCATAGCGAACTGATATTTCAATAGTTGCTGGATCATTTGAACCATAATCAAGATCACCATAGTTAGCACTTACCAAGAAGCAACCATATAGTTCCCAAGTTTCAAGTACAACTGGTGCGCTTGTGCCGTTGCCACCGTCAAGTACTTCACAACGTGTAGTGAACTTGTAATCAATACCAGAACTAGCTGAAGCCTGCTCCATGGTATCCATTTGCTTTTGTAATTGCTCTCCAATCAGTCTACTAACGTGTCCGCCGGCGTCATCTCTAAATGTTGCTGATACAGCATCCCATGTTTGACGTCCTGCTAGATACATACGACTGTTGTAGATTGGAATTTCGATCTCTTCAAAGTTAATCGTTGGACGATTAAATGTCATTACCTGTTTGGTAAGCTCTGTTCTAGGTGTAGTTACACCAAGGTTTTCAAATACCACACGGTAGCGGTATTTTAGTTTTGGCATTAACAGACCTTGGGTCGGACTTGATTGGTCACTGGCCAAAGGCACTGTCATTCTTGTTAGCGATGATACGGCCATGTTATAATTCTCCTATTACAATATTATTTATCTAAATTTGGCCACAAAAAAATGAGGCCTAAACCTCATTTCTCTGTATTTAAAGTATGTTAAACTGCGGCTGAGCTTGCTACATTACCAGCAGCAATTTCGCCTGTGTTCTTGATTCTAACTGGAATGTAGATGAACTCAACAGCTTTGACTGGCTCAATAGCAACGTCAACGTACAGTTCGTTTCTATCAATTCTAGCCGGTGTGTTGTTTGATTCATCACAAACTACCAAGTAGTCATAAAGTCCGCGCTTGGCTACTAGATCAATCATCAAGCTCTCGATGCTGTTCTTGATTTCATCGCGTGTTGTTTGATCGTTTGGCTCAAACACAAAGTTCTTACCAATAACTTCAAGTCTACCGCGAATGAATGCAACAAGTCTTGCAACGTTGATTCTATCAAGTGAGCTCTGTGTGTATGTTGTCTTGTTACCATAGTTGAGAATGCCGCTACCCGGAATGAATGTAATTGGGTTGATGCTGTTCTCATACAGTGTATCACGTAGACCTTGGCGGATTGCTGTTTGAACAAATTCGCCTGATTGTGCATCCACATAACCTAACTGACTTGCGTTGTCAACCGTTCCGCGGCGTGTACCTGCTGGTGCCAACCATGGATAAGCAACATCATCTGAACGTACAATTGTTCTCAATATCATATGTGATGGTGGAGCAACCACTGTAGCACCACTTAGATCAGTTGTTTGACAACTTGGATAGAACACACCAAAGTATGGATCTGCTGTTGTTAAGCCGTCGCCGTTTGCGTTAGTTGCCCAGTTAACAATGTCTGTGCCATTGTCTGCTAAACGCATTGGAGTATCACCAATAACAAACGCTGTATTGTTACGCTCGTTGTTCAGTGCTACCATGTTGTTTGCAAGTTCTTCGTAGTTTGGACATGCAATCAAGTTGTATATCTTCTGCTCTTCACGTAATTCCTGTGTGCCATCGATACTGGATTTCAATGCTGCAACAACAATCGATCTTACAGCTTTGCGTCCTGCATACATAGCACCGTTGCTTTGTACTCCACTTGCTGTTACCCATGCATCTGTCACTGTAGGCAATGCACCATATGTAGAGAATGGGAAGTCTGTGGCGTTAAAGTAGTTTGTTTGGAAACTCTTTACGTTAAAGCCTGAACGTCTCATGTTCCAAACCAATGTACCTTCCGGATAAAGTGTAGGATCCGGCTTGTCTAAGTCAACATAATCGCTAGTTAGCAAACTAACAATAGTTGGAATGTCGTCTGTGATTGGATCAGTTGTTCCGTTACCGGCCCAACGTACATCAGCAAACAGTATACCATTTTGTGTTGTTTGATCTGAATTGTCAATTAACACCCATTGATCCACTGAATCAACACTCTGCCATCTGTAAAGTACAGGATAGTTGTCTAAGTCTGCTGTGCTTAACCAAAGATCGCCATACACCAATGCACTCTTAGCAGCGTCGTTCTGTGTTGTTGGGTTAGATGCGCTAACAATTGGTCCTGTGGCATTTGTAGTTGAAAGATTGAATCCTCTAATGTCTGAAGTGACATTTTGGTAACCTTTCCACGTACCACCACTTTGTATCATGATATCTGCTTGATCAGTTGAACTGTAATACCAGTATGTACCGTCTGCTGGATCAATGCTAGGTGCTGTTGCATTTGCAGTGTAAACTGGTGTTGACCCAAATCCAAGTGGTATCCAGTTACTCAGGATCACATCGCTGTCATTGCCAGATCGTACTTGACCAGTTGCAACTGAAGTTGTAATACCAGCATCAGTAACTGGCGTGCCAGTTGTGTTTTTCAGTACAATAGTACCGCCTAGTGTGTGTTCAATTTGAACTGCACCAGATGATAGTACTCTTGCTGTGGTGTTAGCAACATTTGCTGCAGTAAATGCTGCAACAAAGTCTGCGGCAGTAGTTCCACCTAGTGTTGCTGTAACTGCTGTTGTTAACACTGTGCTGTTCTTTGCACTTGCTTGAATTGTGTATTGATCTGAACCAGTAAATGTTGGAGTAAATGTTGCACCTGTTACCAATGTTGCACCAGTTGAGTATCTTTCAAATAGTTTGTAGGTATAAGTGTCGTTGCCGCTCACATCATTTTGTGCATAAAGTGCGCCGGTAGCAATGTTGGTTCCGCCGCCTGCTGGATCAAGATTTTTCAATGCTGTTTGATCGTTTGCATAAACTGGAACGTTCTGTGTTACAAAAGTATCAGTTGTTGCATCATATTCTCTAACAACCAAGTTTGCACCTGAGTTTACATTGTTTGTCTTAGCCCACACACTGCCTGTTGGATGAGGCTCTGTGCCTGTTGCAGCCCAACTTGGGTTAGTATAGCTAGGTGACATCTGCAATACTGGAGCAAAATAAGGCTTGGTTGCACTTGCTGTAATTCCTAGCTCAGTGAGCAGTGTAGCATTGTTACCATTCTCAATCATCAAAATACCGTTACCGTTATCAGTTGATCCGTCGTTTGTACCAGCACTGTCAACAAAGATGTTTAACTTACCATTAGAAACAGTAGCAACTACACCTGCGATAGAGGCACTATTAATATCGGAAGCCATAGCTGTTATTGTTGTTCCTGCCAAGGTCACTGTAACGTCGTTTAATAAGATACTGTTACCGTTAGTCAATGTTGGGTTACTAACTGTACTAATCACTGTTGGCCATGAATTTTTCCATTCGTCACTGCCTACTAGTACCCAAGTGTTAGCTGTAACACTGGCTGCTGTATTTCCTGGTGACTTATAGTATACTGGGTTGTTTATGTTGGTTGTTACAACTGCGTAATCACCAATGCTGCCAATTGACGTCTTAGGCACGCCGCCGTCAAGGTCGCTAGTGTTAGTGATAACAATAGGTGTTTTAGCTGTAAATGTTTCGGTTGTAGCACTCCACTCAAATGTGCCCCAAGCTGTTGTACCAGTGTCTAACCAGTATGTTCCATTAGCCGGATCGCCAGTTGGACGAGTCAATGATGCTGTTAGCTCACTGAGGTCGATATCAGCTCTTTGAACGTATGCTCTGTTGCTAATACCCAATACTGAGTATGCTGCAAGCAATCCGTATTCGTTAAGCTCGTAACCGTTAATGCTTGTACCAGCACTGGTGCTGTAGAAGAACGGTGTACCAAATGTTGCTGCTAAGTCTCTCTGTGATGTAATCAAGTAAGGCTTGTTTGCATTGGCTGCTGTTGTACCGGCTGCAACGCCGACACCTGCTCCACTTACCTTGTTTTGCGCTGTTGCAACAAGTATAAACGGAACTGAATTAGTTGGGGCTGGAAGATAGTTACTTTCGTCGATGATGGTAACTTCTACGCCTGGGGATGTTAGTGCCATGTTTTTCTTCCTTTATGTAAAGTATTCTCTAATGATATTTATTTAAATCTACTAAAACCGCTGGTTAGACCTGCCCTTTGCAAAGGTTTTGAGGTAAATATCACTATGGATCGCCCATTATGCACCGCATGTAACAGGAAATTTGCCGCTGTTAATTACAGAAAAGGCAATCGAACACACTATCGCAAACGTTGCGACAGTTGTGAACGAAAAAATAGAAAGATGCGAGCACCAAAACCAAGATGGCAACAGAGCGGATTTAAGAAAAAACTAGAATGCGACAGGTGTAGTTTTAGAGCAATAAGTGGCGCACAAATATTGGTATATCACTTGGACGGAAATCTCAATAACAGCAATCTTGCCAATTTGAGAAATGTGTGTTTGAACTGTACTGTAGAGATTACCAAATTGGATTTACCGTGGCAGGTTGGCGATCTCAGCGAGGACTAGTTTTTCAAGATCTGCAATAGTGCCTTCGTTGTAAAACGTAGCAGAAAACTTGTTGTTCATGTCAATCCATTTGTATTCACTTGGATGCACATCATACTCTTCCATTAGGTTACTGCCAGTTGTATTGTCTAACATAGCACAGCCATACCACTCAGGGATGTCGCCTCGTTGTACACGCCAAATCTCTCCGCCTAGTTCACGGATCATGTTTTGCTCATTCCTAAAGCGCACATCGGGTATTACATAGTTTCCTGGATTGTCCAGTATGGTCTTTTTAAGTAGGCTTACCCAGACTCCGTCAGCAAAGCCATTACGCATGCAATCAGTGCCAAATAACTGAAGAACCAAACGAGGAGTGATTTCCATTTTCGTTTCATCAGTCCAAAAGTCGTCTCTTCGTTCTCGCCATTGTCTTGACTCATCTGTGTCTCCTTCTAGCAGTGCTCTATCCCAACCAAAGATTGTGCTTACGCCATCTTTTAGTTTGTCAGCAAAACTTACTTTTTTATATCCCTGGTCAACTAACACGTCAGCAACAGTTCCTTTGCCGCTACTGATAAGACCGCAAATTCCTATAATCATAAGCATTTCCTTATTTCATTATAGGGAACTTTTTGTTTTACTAGATCACAAATTGTTTCAATTTTGAGATTGCTTTTGTCCAGTATGTATTGATTTTTTTCTATCCACTGGTCACGAATGTCATAATCGTACGCATAACCTAGTATATCACGGTATTCCAGCCCTATCCATTTGTCTAGTACGATTTTATTTGCGGATTTAAGTTGTTTGTTATTGTGCTTATAGTGAGCTGATGCAATCAGGTATATCATGTAATTGTCGGCTTCCGCTTTATCTTTGTGTTCTAGTATTTTATAAATGTTGTCTGTGGCCCTGAAAAATTTTGAGGACCATTCGTAATTCTTGTAAAAATTTGCACTGGTTGTAAAACTCAATAGATTGTTTGTGCTAACAATATCAACCATGTGGTCGCTGTATTTGTCCAGGAACGGCAGATAGTAATGAGTTTTTACAACGTGATCTTTATTGTCTGTGATTGTTTTTTCAATGTTCTCTTCTAGTAACGCAAGGTCTTTAGGATTTGATACTCTGTGTGACTGTGTTAAATCAAACAGGGCGTGTGCGTTGCCATGCTTTACAATTGACCGACCAGCGTCATCTATTTTTGTAGGATTGATATTACTCAGTAGATCAGGATTACTGGACAGTATTGAAGAAAGTATTGTATCGCCGCCGTAGCCGCCTTGCCAGCGAAGCATTTTAAGCATTTAATTTCAGTTCCACTGTTTGATGTTTTTTGCTGTGTACAATTACATCAACAATTTGATAATCTGTGCCAATGCTGTTAACGGTGTTTTGACCTGTACGCAAATCAAAAATTAATCTTGTGTTTTTATTGCTGTGCTTACGAATAAAGTCAGTGTAAGTGCTCATTGGATAGTGTGCTCCACAGCTTTTGAAACTGAAGATTAAATCAAATACC